AGCAGGATTAGGCTTTAAGGACTTTCTGGCAGGATCGGTGATGACTGCTGCCGATACAAATGGCTACATGGCATCTCAAGCCAACATGGTCTTTGCTACAGCTGCTGCTAGAGATGCCGCTATTACTGCACCGCAAGAAGGCATGGTTGCAGTCTTAAAAGATTCCGATGGTGTGTTTATCTATAACGGCACAGCATGGATACAAGACTCTGGTGTTGGAGCTTATACATCCTTCACACCTACTTTGTCTGGATGGACTTTAGGTAATGGAACTCTTACATCATTTTTTAGAGTATTGGGTAAGACAGTCCATTATTACGGTAGATTAGAGGTTGGATCGACAACAACAGTAGGCGGCACAGGAACTAACTTTGTTGTAACACTTCCTGAGACAAGTCGCTTTGGTGTTGCATCTTATCAAATGGGCTTAGGTCAATTTAGAGATACAAGTGCTGGTAACAATGTGACTGGTCGCACATTTATGCTAAGTACAACAACACTTGGTGTTTCATATGAAGAAGTACCATCTTTATCAAATTATGTCCGCAGACAGTTATGGAACACAGTAGATTCCACATTACCTTTTACTATCGCCACAGGTGATTTTGTCACTTGGGATGTTGTCTACGAGAGGGCATAAGAGATGAAAACTTGGAACTATTTAGCATTTGATGAAACAGAAGAAATCATCGATGAGTGGGTGTGGGAGCGATTAAGACTCCGCAGAAATCTTTTACTCGCTGCATCCGATAGCAAGATGATTAGCGATGCGCCATGGGATTTAGAGCCATGGAAGGCATATCGTCAAGCTCTTAGGGATCTACCAGCGAAGGTAAAAGATCCACGCAATGTTGCATGGCCTGTATCTCCAGATGGATTATCTGTGCCAGCCTATGTTGAGCCAATCGCTGTAGAAGAGCCAGAGTACGAAGAAGTGATTGAAGATGAATCCGCGCCTGAGTAAAGCTGCAATACAACTGCGCGAACAGATCGATGATGCCTTCCCAGATCGTGACCGCGCATCGGATGGTTGGATCGGTGATACCAGACATGGTTCTCGTAAGTCTGATCACAATCCAGATGTCAAAGGCTGGGTTCGTGCCCTCGACATCGATCGTGACTTATCTGGAAAAGCAAAGCCTGACCTCATGCCCGATCTTGTTGATCAAATTCGTCAAGCCTGTAAATCACGATCCGAAAAGCGTGTTGCTTACATTATTTTTGAAGGGAGAATCTGCTCCCCTATTCTCAACTGGAAGTGGCGCAAGTACACAGGGGCTAACAAACACAATCACCATGTGCATTTTAGCTTTAAGAAAGAAGCTGACTTACTGGGTGAATTTTATCAAATACCTATGATCGGTGGGACACTATGAATCTAAAGAATCCAATCATCCTTGCAGCTGGAGCTTTCCTAGCAGCATGGTCAGCAACTAACTTCGCACTTGATTACAGAGCAGTATTGTGGTCAGTCCTATCAGGCGTATTTGGTTATGCAACACCTAAAAGATAATGACTGCGCAGGACATGGCGGTTCTTGCTGTTGCTGCTACGACCGTTATTGGTTCATTTATTGGCTCGGTGCGTTGGTTGGTAAAGCATTACCTACAAGAATTAAAGCCAAATAGCGGATCATCGATGCGCGATCAAATCAATCTACTTGAAGCGCGTGTCGAAACTATCTTACGCATCCTAGAGAAGTGACAATTATCCCATGGCAAGAAAACAAACGAAGGAATTAGAAGAGCAGGGCTATTCAGCCCTTGATGCTTATTGCATTGGACTGCATGAGTATTGGAAAAGCCTACGCAAAGCGGGTTTTCCTGAATCTATAGCTCTATTCATGATTACAGACACGCAATCGTATCCAGCGTGGATCTTGCCTACTCCAGTCGATCCAGAAAGGTTCGGCGATTACGAAGATGAGGATGAAGATTAAAAAAATTCTGGTAATTCCAGACATGCAGATTCCTCTACATGATGAGCATGTCACAAATAACCTGATTCGCTTTGCTCGTACTTTCAAGGCAGACCAGACAGTTACCCTTGGTGACGAAATGGATATGACTGAATTGGGGCGTTGGAGTGAAGGCCGCGCTGAATGGTTTGCACAGACTCTAGGCGATAACAGAGACATGACGGTCGATATTCTCTGGAATCTAGGTGTTACGGACATGATCCGTAGTAATCACACAGACAGACTTTACAATCAGATAAGTAGCAAGATTCCAGCCCTAGGTGCTTTGCCAGAATTACGCTTTGAGAAGTTTCTTAAGCTCGATGAATTAGGCATTAAATTTTGGCGTGATGAAATGCCCATCGCGCCTAATTGGATTGCAGTCCATGGGGATCACACACCCATCAAGCCACAAGGGGGCTTATCGGCCTTAGAAGGGGCTCGTAGGCGGGGTAAATCTACAATTTCGGGTCACACGCACAGGGCGGGTAGATCATCGTTCACAGAGGCCTCTGGTGGCCGCGTAGGGCGTATCCTGCATGGTGTCGAAAGTGGTCACATTATGGAAACAAATCGTGCCCATTACACGAGAGGCGTTTTTAATTGGCAGCAAGCGTTTTCGATTATCTATGTTAAAGGCAAGAATGTTCAAGTCGATCTGATCTACATCGAGAAGAACGGCACATTTATTGTGAACGGTAAGGTCTATGGAAGACCTCGTTAGAGACATTTTTCCAATCAGGCGCACCATCGATGATGCTGTTGATCTAGCTGAGGAAACCTCATTCGCGTGTCGGAATTGACAGGCGAGCCAATACCTGTGCAACACTAAACCCGTCACCATCCAAGGGCGTTGGTGCGATAGGGGTAGTAAATGACTGACAATCAAATCATAGGAGCAGCTCTTATTCTGTTTCCTTTACTTGTGGGATTGATTTACTCACATGTAGCGCAAGGCAATTACCAAAAGGGTTTCCGCGAGGGATACCATCGAGGACGGGCAGTCAATCGCCAAGAATTTTGGCAAGAATGAAAGCCAATGAAATCCTACAAACAGCAACAGACACAATCTCTGATCGTGGCCTCTCATACGGTCATCCAGCAGATAACCTTCAACACACAGCAATGCTCCTCAGTGCATACCTACAGATACCAATACTGGACTATCAGGTGGCAGGGATCATGGTACTTGTTAAGCTCGCAAGGACGAGTCAAACAGCAGAGCATCTCGATAACTGGATCGACATGTGCAGTTACGCCAGCCTTGGTGGAATGTTAGCTACAGAGGAAAGGGAAGATTATGTTTAACCTAGAGGAATATACGACAGTCAGAGAAAGAATTATCGAGTTTTGGAAAAGGTACCCAAATGGACGGATTCAAACTGAGATATTGGAATGGTCAGATAAACGCTTTATCGTTAGCGCAGCTATTTATCGAGAAGTTACCGATCAATACCCATTCGCTACTGGGCTGGCACATGAAGTTATTTCAGACAAGGGCGTTAATAAAGATTTTGCTTTGGAAAACGGAGCGACTTCGGCAATCGGTATTGCTTGTGGCAACGCCAACATCGGAGTAGAAAAACATAAAAGTAGTCGCGAAGAAATGCGCAAAGTAGTCAATGCAAATAAGCCTGTAGAAAAGGACTACTGGACTACACCATTTGGCGAGCAGGATGAATCAATCAAGCAAGTACCTGCTCCAGTCACCATCGATGCAGCTGTTAATACTGTTGCAGAAATCCTTGGTACTGCAAAGGATGTGCCAAACTGTAAGCATGGAGACATGGAATTTAAGGATGGTGTAAAGAATGGCCGAGCATGGGGTGGCTATTTCTGCCGTCACATGGGTGTCGGTGGATCAGATCCTAAGTGTCCAACACTTTGGTATCAGCTGAGCAGTCAAGGAACATGGCAACCACAGAAAGCGAGAGCATGATGGGATACATAGAGATACACAATGCAGATGGTGTTGGTGGATGGGTGAACTTTGATGACATCCCATTTATTGAAATCATTAACTGCCAATTATGCAATGAGCCAACAGAGGCTAGAGACATTGTGGCTAACATCGTCATCAAAGATCAACAGCCATCTGTAGGAGCCTGGCAATGCAGGAAGTGTCATGCAGTCAATGGATAAGGACATCTATCACAGCCCTGTCGATGGTCACATCTACAGCTTTAGCGGTTATGGCGGAGTAATGAATTGCTCAGACTGTGATGATTTTCAGCAGGTCAATGAGTACGATCGCATCGAGGATGGATTAGTCGTTTTCCTATGCGAAAAGTGCGAGAACAAACATCATCTATGACACACAGAAGGGCAAGAGGTTTCCGCACAGAGCGTGTGGTCGCACAGTACCTATCGACTGTGTGGCCTAGCGCATGTGTGGGAAGGGGTAGTGGCAAGGATATTGTTAATGTGCCATTTGATTGTGAAGTCAAAGCAAGAGCAGGCTTTCAACCATTGGCATACATGAAGCAATTAAAAGCTCGAACTCAAGTATCTGGGGATCTGGGGTTTGGGGTTTTAAGGTTATCTGGACAAGGAGAAGATGCTGGCGAGTATTGCGCCATCATTCGTCTGGCCGATCTATTGCCACTACTCATATTAAAATACGGTCACTTAGACAAAGAACCTACCGAGGCAGACATAGACCGTTGCTCTGGATGTGGGTCATACATGATCAGGAGATGTTTAACATGCCAGCCTACGATT